ACATTTAAGAGTGATAATCCTGGAGGTATCAAGTTTGAATTCTTAGGTGGAAATGTTGGAGTTCATACCAATATAAGAGTTAATGCTGAGAATGATGGTGACGTAATGTCCTTTGATATCAATCAAGATTCTAGACACCCAACTGGAGCACATTCTGGAGCACTTGCACCTAAAGGAGTTAGAGTTGTAAACAAAGTTACAAGAGTTGGTCTTGAAACTAGACTTGATGCCTTAGATAATGATGAAGCACTTTATAATTTTGGAACAGGTCTAGTTGGAATTGGATCTGGAACTATTGAAATTGATCTTAAGTATGGTAATAATTTTGAAATTGCACCAGATATTGTAAGTGAATCTGTCGATGGTCTTGTAGGCCCATGCACATTCTTTAATCCTAAGAATGTATTTGCCGGCCAGCAAGGTAGTATTGAGGTATATGTATCTGCTGGATCAACTGCTACGTTTGGTTGGGGAACATCATTCTATTTCCCAGGAGGAACACCACCAACTATCGGTGCGGGATCGACAACAATGATCGGTTATTATGTCTTTGAAAATGAGATTCCAAACGAATCTCCAGGTAAGATTATGATATCTGCAATCGAAGATCTGAGGCCATCTGTATGACACTAGAAGTTTTTCCTTTATGGATGCTATACAAGGAATTTCAAGTTCCTTTGGGATCGATTGTCATGTGGCCAATTGCAGATCCAAATAAATTGCCAACTGGTTGGATGATATGTGATGGTAGATCATTATCTAGGACAACTTATAAGGAATTATGGAATCAAGTTCGTTTAACTTATACTTCTGTAGATGATGGATCAAATTTTAACATTCCTAACTTGAGTAATACTTTTTTGAAAGGAACATGTCCAAATTACGATACTTCTACGGATACTTATAGTTGGAGTTCTAACGATCTTCCAGGAACTACTGAGGCAGAAGGATTCAATCATTCTCTTGTTTCTCCTGCCATCACTCCAAATATTCAATTATCGTCTTATTCTACACAGGTTTCATATCAAGTTACTACCTCAGGACAAGAAATTCATTCTCACTCCGATGCTGTTCAGGAAGGTTATCGTTATACTACAATAGATGATGCAGCCTCTGATACAGCTGGTCATGATCATGATACTTCTGCTACTAATGGTGCTGGAGCAAAGCACTTGCCTGGGGGAGCATCAAGGAGAACTTCGAGTGATTCTTCTTCATATGATTGGCCATATGGTTCATATTTTGACAGAAACGGATATGCGAAATCCTCTGCCATGGCACATTCATTCCAGGCATTGTATACTTGGGATCACAATCATACACCAAAATCTAGAAATTCTTCAAATTCTCAACAGGGAATTATTGGTGGAGTTAATGGAACTAGTTTAGTAAATGAATCTGGTGGTGGTCAGTTGACACCAGGAACTGGTTCTGTTGGAAATCATACTCACGTTGCACAATATTCGATAGAAAGAACTCACAATCATACTATTTCTGGACAAACTGGTAGTATTCAACTGAGTGGTTTTGACTCCAAGATAGAACCAAAACATATGCCTATGTTATACATAATCTATACGGGGGTAAGTTAGATGTCGTCTGGTTTAACTGGTCTAATTACTGTTATTGCTTCTCCCTTAAATGCTACTGGTTCTTTCTCTATACCAGAAGGGTGGTTGGTATGTGATGGGAGATCTTATAATAAAAATTCTTATTTAAGTTTATATAAAAATCTACTAAAAGATGGGCCTAATTCTACTTTTGATTCTGTAAGTAATCCATTATTATATGGTGGAGATACTGATAATTTTAATGTTCCTAATCTGAATAATAGATTCATGAGGGGATATAAAGATGGTGATGCAACTGTTCAACCCGGCCAATACACTCAGGAAGAAGTTAATTTGAGTGGACTTACTGCAACACCAAGCAATTCTCAAGTAACTTTGAGTCAAAATTCATCATCATATTCATCGGTAACTCAGAGTATTAGTGCTAATGGAGAGCATAATCATATGTATGCTCAAGGTGGTGGAGATGGTGGTCAAAAGTTGAGTGAATATGCACAACTTGACTCACAAAGACAGTTCTTTCATACGAGAGTAGCATTCAGTTCTCAACTTCAGGGACAAGGATTCGCAGTACATTTGAGAGATTTCAGACAAAGTGGAAATGCATTTACAACTTGTGATTTGAGTTACGATCATTATAGTATGTGGTCTATTATTCAAGGTGGTAGTAGTGGTTATCAATTATCAATTCCAGATTCTGATCATAATCTTTCGTATTTGTTTGGCGGCCAATATTCTGGTCAAGATATGAGTCAGTCTTCTATTAGAGAAAAGACATTTACTACTATGTCAGTAACCAGTCTATGGGGATCAACTGGTAGACCTTTTGGTCATAATTCTCAAGAAGCTAATACTGCTTTTAGGCATATCCATAAATACAGCATTACTATTGATAATAATACTGGTCATCAGCACGATATAAGTTCCGTGTCTAATGAAACTCATAGTCATGCTCATACTGTGACAATAAATCCTACAGTTCAAAATACTGGTACAGGTACAGAACTTAGACCCGCAAATACAAAGATGATTTTTCTTATCTACGCAAAATAATGGCATTAAGAAATTATCCAACTGGAACAATTTTACCTTTCCCAAATGTTCAGACAGATTCGATACCAAATGGGTGGTTGCTTTGCGATGGATCGGCTGTAAATAGAGGTGGATACGGACAACTATTCTCTTTGATAGGAGAAACGTATGGTGCTGGAGATACAACAACAACTTTTAATGTACCAAATCTACAAGAATGGTTTATTAAAAGTGTAGATTCTTCTACCATGACCTCTGGAGAAGGAGTCAGTGTAAATTCATCAGTTCATTTACAGAATGAACAATACACTTATGATTTACAAGCACAAGTAGCACAATCACAGTACACGGATTCTGCAAATACTGGTCCTTTTAATCATACATCTTCATCAGCAGGAAATCATCAACATTCTTTTACATATTATACTGATACAAGATCTTTTGGATCTGGACTTAATGATAGTCAGTGTATTGACAATATGCTTCCAGTAAATCCTATTGCTGCTCAAGGAAAAGTGCATCATAGATTTGGTAATGTTCAAGTACAGAATGATTTTCTTTATCATGAAACCACTGCCACATGGAGTCAGCATGGTTCAAATACCCGTGCTCATGCTGCTCAGTCTGATGTATATAATTACTACTGTCCAGAACTAGCGGCAGCTGCTTCATCACAGCATCAGTGTACTGCTGGAGCTCCTACATGCTCTACTCAAATGGTCGATATTGGCATATCAGCTAGTGGAAATGGAAAATATAGAAACATTACCTATGGGTATCATGATCATTATATTTGTGAAGAGTATCAGGTTCAGAGTGGAAACAAGGTTTCTCAATCTGGTTCTTCGGCATATCAAGCAAGTTATTCTTCCAAGAGATTATTCGATGTTCATCAGGCTCATACTCATGGAGGATCTTTGTCTGTGAATGAACAGTCTGGGATTACGCATGGTTCTATAGAGCACCAATTTTCAAGTAATGTAACAGCAACACTTAATGTTGCCTCTGGATATCCGGGAGAGGGGACTACTAATTCTTCTGGAGATTTGAAACCAGCAGCATTAGTTCTTGGTTTCATCATAAAGACATAAATAAATAATAAATCACACTGATTGGGGGAAAGTGAACCCATGGCATCATTTCAAAAGAATTTTGTCGTCAAAAATGGCCTAGAAGTTGGATTAAATAATGGTTCAATTTTAGTTGCGACTATTGAAGGCGTAGGAATAGGAAGTACAGTACCAGGTTGTGCTCTTTCTGTTGTTGGCGATTCAAAAATTTCTGGAATAACTACATTCGGACGAGATGTAGTCGTTGATGGAAATCTGACTGTCAATGGCACAGAAACAATCATCAACACTTCTACTCTGGAAGTAGAAGATATTAATATAGGCATCGCTTCAGCAACAAATAAACTAAATGATAGTCAACTTGATGGTGCTGGAATTACGATATATGGAAGTGCTGGAGATAAAACTTTATCGTGGGATAATTCAAATTCAAGACTGGCATTTAATACTAGTGTATATGCTCCAAGTCTAAGTGCTATTCACTCACAATCTGATGGATTGAGTGTTGCTGGAGTATCAACTCTAACAAACAAATTAGAAATTAGAAGTGATGATTCTAGTCCTGGTAGAGTTGACTTCTATTGTGAAGTAAATAATCTTCATAGAGTAAGACTGGAGGCTCCTCCTCACGCCAACTTTAGTGGTAATCCTGTAGTAGTTCTTCCAAACTCAAGTGGAAATCTATTATTGGATAATGGATCTGGTGCTTCTCTGACTAATCTTAACGCAGATAATCTTTCTTCTGGTACAATACCTGATGCAAGATTTCCATCGACACTTCCTGCCGTAGATGGTTCTGCTTTAACTAATCTAGTTGCTGGAATTGGTATTGGAACAGCCTCTGGATCTGTTGGTTTTGGTATTACTGTTCTCAGTCTTGAGGGCCCTGGAGTCAGCACTGCTATTTTAGACCAGGCATCTGGCATTGGCACAGTATTCTTCGAAGGTGGAGGTGGTGGTGGATCGATTAGTGTAAGCCTAACACCTCCCACTAGCCCAGCATCTGGTGATCTTTGGTATAGTCCAAATCATGCTAGAACATTCATTTATTATGATGAAAGTGTTGTTGGATATGGTACTGACGCATACTGGATCGATGCTGCTCCATTCCACATACCACCAGGAAATGCTGTTCCTGGAATCAGTACGACAGGAACCTCTACATTTAATAACTTAAGTGTTTCTGGCGTTGTAACTGCTACTTCATATTATGGTAGTGGTGCTAATCTGACTGGAATAACAGAATCTCAAATCACTGATCTAGGAACCTATGCTACAGTATCTTATGTTAATTCTGAGGTAGCAGGAATCGTATCCGCAGCTCCAGCTACACTGGATACACTGAATGAGTTAGCCGCAGCATTAAATGATGATGCTAACTTTGCTACAACGGTCACTAATCAATTAGCATCGAAAGCAAATCTTTCTGGAGCTGAATTTACTGGAATCACCACATTTACCAAAGTAATAACTGGTAGAGAGATGGTTCTCTCTGGAATTGGTACTGCGAACGAGTTTGATGCTCTCTCTGATATTAACTACAAAAAGAATATTAAGACTGTAGAAAATGGATTGGATAAGATTGTAAGTCTCCGTGGTGTTTCTTATGATTGGAAACAGAGTGATAGACCATCATATGGTGTGATTGCTCAGGAACTTGAAGAGGTTCTGCCAGAACTTGTTCATGGTGGGTCTGGTAATGATCCAAAGACTGTGAATTATAATGGAATTATTGGCGTCATGATTGAGTCAATTAAAGAGTTGAAACAAGAGGTCGAAACTCTCAAAAAAATAATAAATAACTGAAAGGAGGAATAATAGAAAGTGGCTTTAAATTTTCCTAGTAATCCAACAGTAGGTCAAGTACATTCGGACACTGATTCTGGATTTTCATACGAATGGGATGGAGTAGTATGGAAGAGTTTTACTACAGCTTCCGCATCTAATATTAAAAGGATTGATGATATTTCTTCCTCATTCAATGGCATTCTTACTTCCTTCGCACTTACTTCAAATTCATCTACAGTAACACCAACTAACAATCAATCACTAGTTGTCAATTTGGGTGGTGTCATTCAGGATCCAACCGATGATTATACGATTACAAATAATAATATCGTATTTTCTACTGCTCCTGTAAGTGGACTATCATTCTCGGCTATTCTCCTTGGAACATCTTATTCAGCAGTAAGTCAGACCTCTGAATATGCATCAGTCTCTGGTATCGCTACTTATGCTTCTAATGCTGGTATTTCAACATATGCTTCCACTGCTGGTATTGCTACTTATGCTTCCACTGCTGGTATCTCTACAGTTGCAGAAAATCTGACAAATTCGCCAAATATTATTGTTGGATCAGTTACTGCAGATTCTGTCAGTATTGGTTCTAGTATTCAGATGGGTAATATTGGTATTATTACAGCAAAAGCTTTTCATGGTGATGGATCTCAATTAGATGGAGTAACAGTAAATACAAGTTTCTTGGTCTCTGGAAGAGTATCTAATACAACTATTCTCCTTAGCTCTGGATCCTTTACTATTGAGGGAAGATCTGGTAATATTAATATTAATGCTTGATATTGATGAACTGCTAAATAAAAATGAAAGCTAATCGATTATAAAAAAAATGGCGATTAAAGTCTCAGATACTACAGTTATTGATGATAGTAGAAATGCTAGCAATCTTGTTAGTGTCTCTGCTGCTAGTTCAGTAACTGCACTCTCATTTTATGGTGATGGATCCAATCTTTCTGGAATTGCTGTCAGCACTACCTTCCTTGTTTCTGGAAGATCAGCGAATACGAGCATCTTACTTTCTGCCAATTCTTTTGTCGTAGAAGGAAGAAGTGGTAACGTATCTATTCCTATTTGAGATAAATAAATTTAACAACCCGTAAATCCCTCCCCTACCTAAAGAAAAATGGCAAATAGATTTCCACTTATTGTTGATTCGTCAACTCAAAGAATTAAAGAGATTGCGGTCGGCGACAATATTGACCTCACTAAAAGCGGTATTGCAAATGCTGACCATCTTCAGTCAACAGGAACAACTGTTGGAGTAACTACTGTTACAACAGCAAATATTACTACAGCAACTGTTTCTACTACACTGGACGTTGATGGAGCCTATACCAGTTCAGTTTCTGCTGTTGGTGCTTTAGATATAGACCTAAGTGCATCAAACTACTTTACGAAGACTATTGCTGGTAACTCTACATTTACTTTCAGCAATCCTCCTGCGAGTGGTACTGTAGGTTCATTCACTCTTGAACTGACTTATAGTTCTGGAACAATTACTTGGCCTGGTTCAGTATATTGGAATGGAACTGGTCAGACATCTCCTACCATCACAGCAGGCAAAGTACAACTCTTCGTCTTCTCTACCAGAGATGGTGGTACTACATATCGTGGTGCTGTTCTTGCTGATTACGATAGCTGAGGTATAATATGGATCCTATAACAAGAATGGTAGCCGCTGGTGCGGCTGGAGCAGGTGGAGGTGATCCCACTTATGTTGATGACGTGTTTAGTACGTTTTTGTATGAAGGAAACGGAGGTACGACTACCGTTAATAACGGTATTGATTTAAGCGGTGAAGGCGGTTTAGTTTGGATTAAAAACAGATCGACAGGTAATACTTATCATGCTCTTTTCGATACAGAGCGCGGCACTGAACGATATTTATATACTAATGGCACTGGTGCTGAGTATTATTATGCAAACAATGGTGTAACCTCGTTTAATTCAAACGGTTTTACCGTAAAAGGAACATCTGATTGGTGGGGGTTGAGTGGTGAAGACATTTGTTCATGGACCTTCCGCAAAGCGCCGGGGTGCTTTGATGTTGTGACCTATACCGGCTCGGGTAGTGCTGGGAGGAACATTTCCCACAACCTTGGTAGTGCTCCTGGAATGATTATGGTCAAAAAGACTTCCGGCTCTGGGGCCCCTTGGGTTGTCTATCACAGAGGCACTGGTGCTAATTATTATTTAAATTTAGACAATACTAACGCTGCTGCTTATCATCTAAACAGTTGGAATCTTACAGAACCAACGTCTACAGTATTTACGGTTGGCAATAGTGCAGAT